ATCTGCCGATTGTCGTACATATCGGAAATAAGCACGAGGACAGCAATTGTGATATCCTCGTGCTTATCGATTCCCTCATCGTCCAGGCCTGTATAGCCTTTCACGTGCTCAATAGCAGCTGTTTTTAATATGTTCAGATGCTTTTTATCATCTTCAGTTAAATACTCTGCTTCCTCCCGAATCTGACGGCAGATATCCTCAATTGCTATCTCGCTGACTTTCATTGTTCGCTCCTAACCTTACGCAGATGCCATTACCATCTTCGCGATCTTCTGGGCATTCTCAACCTTGGAATCAATCTCGATCCAGCCAACAACACCAATAGCGTGCTGCGTTGCGAATTTCTCTCTAAGGACTTCAATGGAAACATCTTCAGAGAGTTTAACAGCCAGGCCGGACATATCGCCGTAGTAGATTGCGCTTGCTCCCGCTGCCATTGTTGGCATATTCTCGGATGTGTATACATCTTTACCAAACAATGTATAGCCCCATCTGGATGTCGCATCTTTGTTGAGGATGTAGTTTCCATCTTTATCTTTTAATTTACGAATCGCAGTTCTGGTTGCCTTATTCATGATCCAGATTGCATCTGCCTGGAATACATCTGGGATTTCTTCCTGAAGGTCGATCAGTTCATCTGCTGTTACCTCTGCCGCTGCTGCCGCTGTAACTTTCTGTGTTACGCCTTTAAGACCGTCAACTTTACCCTCTGTACCATTCAGAAGCTCTTTCTCGATCCATCTGCTGATTGCCTCTGCCATCGCATTCACAACAAAGGAAACAATATCGAACTGGCTGTTGTTTACTAAGGATTTGGACACCTTGGAAAGTGCACCTGCAAGGAATCCTTTCAGTTCGATGCTTCCAAATTTACCGCTTGTAGATTCAAGATCTGTAAATTCAGTTGCATAAGCCATTTCGATAGTCTGTGTATCTTCATCGTAATACGGAATGGAAAGAGTTCCGCCTACGTTGTATCAGGTAGCAAGCTGATAAATCGGGCAGATATCATGTACTTTCTTAATGATCTTCTGGGCGATAGATGTCGGAATCACCGCTCCGTTTTCTCCTGCAGTAAGGTTCACATCAGCACGCTCTTTCAGTACTTCCCCGCGAATATATGCTGCGAAAGCTCTCTCTTCAAGCTCTTCCTTTTCTTTGTCCTCAAGTTCCTCCTTCTTCTCGGCGCTTGTAACATTGAGTTTCAGGTCTCTCGCGCGCTCCATTTTCGCGATTGTGGAATCAAGAGCCTTTACTTTCTTGTCCAGCTCATCAAACTTAGTATCTTCCTCATCGGAAAAAGCTCGTTTTTCCTCCTCAGCAGCCTTTGTCATGTCTTTCATCTGCTGTACCAGCTCTGCACGCTGCTCCACAAGGGTTTTTAAATTCTCTGCACGATACTGAATTTCTTTTCTAAGGATTACATTTCTCTTTCTCATTATTCTCTCTCCTCTAATTCTTTGATCCTGTTCTGATATTTGCTCAGATTAGCATCATTCTTGATTGTTTGTTTCTCAGTTACATAGTCAGCACGAAGCTCTAACGGTTCCGGAGTCAGTAATACCTCGCCTTCCGCTCTGGTCTCAATACTCGTTCCTTCATATACCGGAAGCTTTCTTTCATCGATAATCGACACTTCCAATAGCTCCAAATCCTCCACGTAACGACGGTTCATACCATTCGGCAACTCTTCCTCGCTCGCGTCCCGTTCATAAAAGCCAAAAGACCATCCTCTAAGCTTCTTCTCTCTGGCTTTCTGGATTACTTCCGGATCCGTTATCTCTGCCCTCGCCTTTAATCCGATGCTATCTTCATACAGTGTCAGATTTGTTCTTGTAGAACCAAGGTTTCTGGTTTTGTCGTGATTCAGCAGTAAGTCTACTTCATTGTGTTTTAAAGCACGTTGAAACACGCCAGGAACAATCTGTTCCACAAAACGTTTTCCAGTCTTTCTGTCACGCATCGGGCGCGAATCTCTTGCAACTGCATTTACATAACCCTCGATTAAGACGCTGTCACTTCTAACTTCAATTCTCAACTGTTACTTCCTCCTTTCTGTATTTCTCCCGGTCTCTGACCGATTGCTCCAGTCGCATTCATGTTCGGTGTATAGACTGTCTTTGTATTTGGATCATAAAGAACATCCTGCAGGCCTAAGCGAACGAACTCAAGCCCCAATGGAGCCATATTCTCTTTCGACCGAATCTCATCAGTCTGCATAAATCCATTTCTGGATGCGATTTCGTAAGCGCTGAAACGCTTTACAATATCGCCTTTCGTCAGCTCCGTTGTATCTGCAGCAAAATAATAGGTCCCCTTTTCTTTTTCAAGAAGCAGGTCCCTATTCAGCGCACATTCTATTTCCCTTAAGACCGGATTCAGGCAATCTTGAACAAAATTTGCCTTATCCTCTTCCGTTGCCCCTCCATTGATCATCGCCGGCGGCATATTCAACAATTTGCATATTTCGTCACTGTTCGTCTTTTTATTCTCATTCAGCTGCATTTCCACAGATGTGTTGCTTGCCTCTTGGAACTCAAGACCATCGTTCAGGACAACTACATTCTCTGTATTGTTCTGATACAGTCTTCTCCATGCCTGTTTCAGTGCATCGATTGCTGCCTGGGCCAGTTTTTTGGACGATTTGATGAATCCCTTCTTATTTCCACCGGTTTTTACCAAGTTCTTTTCATATATCAAAGAGTGGTAAGCAACACTAAGGATCTCACTCCCCTCCTCGATAATACTCGTTCCTGAATGTCCATCCTCGGTATTTCGTAGAATCTTCAAAAATTCATAAGGCTTATAACTGATTCCCTGCACCAGAATGTCATAGTCTTTAAAGATCGGATCCGTATTATACATGAATGCAATCTCGCGCTCTTTCACATAATGCAGGGATTTGATCTGAAGACCACACCAGTTGATATACGCATAACCACCTTTACCAAGCAGATAGTCTTTCGCAAGCGCCCGTTTGAACTGAACGCCATTCATTGTATCTCCAGTATCGTCATTGAGAAGCTTCGTCCGGACATCATCTTTCACTTCTTCCACTTTTCCATCGTTCAACTTGTAAAGTCTTATTGGAATTGTTGAGATTGCCTCCGCAATTTTATTTACACATGCTGCGAATGCCGGAACCTTCATTGCCTGCTCCTTCGTCAGCTGTTCGTCTGACAAAAGAGTTCTTAGCAATGTGTCCTCGACTTGCGGTGTAACTTCTATTTTTTCTGTAGTATCGGCTCTGATTCTAAATGGCCAGTTCATACATTCTCCTTTCCGGTTGCACCGGTGCAACTTAACAAACCTGCACCGTAAATCCCCCATCTCCAAACAATGTCTCCTGCTGCAGGAGATACACTGCGTTGATCAGCGCAACAACCATATCCACCTTTCCGGCAGATTTCTTTTTATTCACATATTTGTTTAAGTTCGTATCCTCAGTACATCTTGCGTTTTGGAAGTTAATTTCTAACAATCGGTTCGCGTCATAATGGAATGTCTTTTCTAAGATTGCTTCTTTCAATAGCTTGGTCGGCATATGGAGTACTGAACTATGCTGTTTAATCTCTACACATGTAATACTTTCTGATTCCAGTTTCTGCACGGTTGAAATAGCATTCCATCGGTCGTATCCCACCTGTTGGATTTCTACTCCATACTTTTCTTCTAGCGTCAATATGAAACGCTCCACTTCGCCATAATCAATCACTTCATCGCCACAGGCAATACATTCACCGCGCTTTGCACAGCTCCTGTAATCAACTTTTTCTTTTGATTTTTTTAAGTCAATTCGTCCCTCCGGAATAAAGCCCATAATTTTTGCATAGATTTCTCCATCGTCCTCCGTAACCATTGCAACTGCCGTATTATCGTCACTCTGTGACAGATCCAGCCCGATCCACACTCTTCGTCCATTCCACCAGTCGTCGTCCTGTTCTCTGGAACACGGTTTTACCTTCTGAACATCAATATATCCCTCAACACCAAGACCCTTGTAGAGGATATTGCAGTGTTTGCAAAGGAAATTTTCCCGTTTATTCTCATACAAGATTGCCATAGTTCGTTTTTCACAAATGGAATCGAAGATGTTTTTGTTCGAAATCGCAACAGGATTGCTCTGATAAATAACCCGGTCATCCGTCATCCATGCGTCTCCCTGCTGCAATTCATTGTCCGGCTCGTAAAGTAGCGCAAATGTCCGTTTCATATCCAGAAGACCATCCAATATTTTCTTGGCAGCATCAATCTCGCTGATCATCACATTGTCATCATTCGGATATTGTGTGCTGACTATGATTCCCAGCTTGTTAAACAGGGTGATCTGTGATGAACGCATAGCCTCAACCGGATATTCATCCAACGCGCCTGCTTCATCTGCCAGAAATGCATTGGCCAATTTACCATCCATTCGATCCTGACTGTAAGCGAGCGGCGTATATTCATTGTCATTTAAAAGGCAGATAATCTGGCTTCGTAGAATCTTAAACGCCGGATCCAGCTCATCAAAAAGTGCAGGGCTGGTCTTGATAATCTTTCTTATCGCATTTTTCAGCTCGCTAGACAGTGATAAATCCGGAGCCACTGAGAAAAATCTGGAAAAATCCGGCTCTGTTAGCATTAGAAGTATAAAAATAACGGCACTATTGAAGGTCTTGAAATTCTTTCTCGCAATCTCCAATATCGCCGTTGTATAATACCGGGCTCTCTTTTCTGAGTTTTTCATATATGTACAGAGCGTAGCTACGATTAGTAACCATGCGTAGTCTTCCATTCCCTCATAAATGGAACACTGCAAATCTGGATGATTCATGAGTTTCAGTAATCTGCAGATTTTTGCAAATTCCCGCTCATCCACAAAAGCATCCTCATCCCGTCCGTCTACGATACGGATCCACTGCTCTGCTTGTTTTTTCACATATCCGGGGACCTTACCCTCGGTTTCTTCCACACACCATTTCGCATACTGAAATGCCTTTCCTTCTCTAACTACCACCAGACAACGCCTCCAGTAACGGATTCTTTTTCTTTTCGGTCTTCTTTGGAATCGACCGTAAAGAGGCAGCAATCGTCATAACATTTTCTTTCTCAATATCCATAAGCATTTTTCGCTTAGTCTGAACCTGCTTGTCCAGGTTCAACATGCTTTTCTGCATCTCCGCTATCGTTTTGTAGTACACATGAACCATCTCGTTTCTCACGTAATGATCATACGATTCTTCTAAACGCAGAATGCTTTGATACATCTGCTCACGTTTTTCCGCGAAATCTTGACATTCAGCCTGTAGGATGCAGTATCGATTTATCACAGACCCATATAGGTCATCGTCTTTCTCGATACTCTTCAACAACTTCTTGATTCTCTGAAACTCTTTATGGGCAACCGGATTTGCCTTCACTTCATCCGTTTCCCGCAGAATCCTGCCCGTCAGGAGCTGTTCTTCTGCCCGTTCTCGCTCTTTTAATTCGCGTTTGGTTCGATGTGATTTTCCTTCCATACGGATCACATTTGCCGGTTTTGATGGTGTCGGCATATCCTTCCCCTCCTTTCTAAAAGCTGATGTGGGAATTTTTCGTAGATAAAGGTGGGGCGTCGGTCTAGGTCCGGTTTGCATTTTTGAATGCAACACCCGGGGGGGGGATACATCTGTCGATTATTCGTTATCCAGTATCAAACTTTTCAGATATTCACGTTCGATTTCCCCTACCTCAGCCATTTCATGATGCATCCTACATAATGTGATCAGATTATCATCATCAAGCCTTTTGTCCCACGCTTCTTCCACTGGTTCGATGTGGTGTACTTCTATATCATCAGGATTGATTCTTCTCTCTGTTCCTTTCGCATTCGCCAGACAGCATTGGCAGATGTGCTTATCTCGTTCCCGGATTCTTTTACTCTTCATCGTCCATGAATAAGTTGAACGAAAATCGCTATTGTCTGTACGTCTTTTTCTTAATGATTTTCGTTTTCCGCAATCAAACTTTGTGTCATGGATTTTTCCACAATATGTACATGATTTTAGCATGTTATCTCCCCACGCAAAAAGAGATAGCCAAAGCTATCCCCTTTGCTCATTTTGCTCTATGAATTCCTGCATCATTTTAGCCAGCTGTGCAGCCTGACTCACACCGACTCTTTCACATTCCTCTGCAAACTGATCAACGACTTCTCGTTTCTCATTTTATTAAATGCCTATTTTCTTAACATTACTTCTTCCCAGTTTAATCCAAGTGTATATTGGAGCAAATCATCGTTTCCAAATGGTATCGGATTTAGTATCATATGTGCATTATTAATCCTTTCCACCAGATAACGCAATGTAAAAAGTATAATTTTACCTTCGAAAAACTTTCGGTATGCTTCCTTTTGTTTATCGAAGATTCTACTAAACTTAGGATCCACCTTTACATAATCAAGATTCGCCCAACGTTGACAGGCAAAAACCGTTTTTCCATCTAGCTTAATTGGAAAAATCGTTGGCCCTCCTTCGGACCAATGAAAAAATACCAATGACGGATTATGTTTTAAGCAGTTATTTACAAAACGGATTCCCTGCACTATTTCCCACTCTACAAGCCCACAATCTTCCTTCTTTATCCGATCATAGCAATCCATAATTCTATGTACTAGATCAGATACATAATAATAAACATCATAACGATCTTTATCAGTATACTGACGAATCTGCTCTTCTGTTTCGAGAAAGGATTTATTTAAACAATATACTAATAAACGAATATTCTCATTCATATTTGCTATCCCCTAGATACGTTATTTCCCCAAGAAAAGAGGTAACAGGTGCTACCTCTCATCGCAATATGTATTCTTTACACAAACTGATTACTTTCAGATTGAGTGCAAGCTTCTCCCAATCTTCATCGGATTGTCTATCTTTATAATACAATGCTTTCGACCAACAATCCCGTAAAATCTGCCCGGTAATCCAAAATCTTCTCTTACGCATAGCCGCTCACCTCCTTCACATGCATCTTAGCATGTTTGGGAGATGGGCGCTCCCCTTACATTAAAATACCTTAGTTTATCTATTGACTTTTTCAATTTTCACTTTTTGAGCTTCTTTCATTGTTGCCTCTACAAATCGTTCTGCAAAACCCAGATTCATAATGGGATAATATTTCTCAAAAGAATATCTCCAGTATTCAAAAGAATCCTTTATATCCTCCAGGGCTTCTTCAAATGTTATTGCCCGTTGTCCTATATCCCTGGTTTGTGGACAAGCATCCGCTATCTCATTTTTTATTGCATCATCAGAAATTAGATCAAATAATTTTGATAAATCGTGTGTCTTACCAAAATCAACTCCTTCGGCAACCAGTATACTCTTTAAGAACAACTCCGCGGAGAACATAAGATTCACAATATATGGTACAACACAATTTCCTTTAACGTTTTCATGGTTATACACATAGCCTTTAAACCTTTTGGATGCGGCATAAAACGAATATGCATCATAATATATTTGTCCTGAGTCATCTGGATATAATCTCTTGCCATCGCCTTTCTGATTAATATACATACTCATATTTTTTCTCCCATCTTCTTTCTTCCATCATGCCCCCAAATACGACAAAAGAAAAGCATATATCTTTCCACGTGTTTTTAAAAGGACTCTTTGATTTCCCGTATCCTGCGAAAACGTGTACAGTATTAGATCTTTCTCAGTTTACTGTTCAGAGTATTCGCTTCTTCTTTCGTCATCTCATTCGGGCAATTCATATCACGAATATCCTTTTTTTCCTTCAATAATAGACTAATGATAATACCAATAAATCGATATGAACAACATACAAAATTTGCATTTATTCCTATCCATGCATAAAGCAAAAAAGTCCGAACTGGCAAAATCAAATAGGCATTCACATACAAAACAATAGACAATAAAATACCTATCATACCCGAACGAATGACAGATTTAATCTTCGCGACAAAATCGTCCATATCTGCATTTTCTATAAAATATTTTACCATTTTCTCATTTTTCACTGATACTAAAGATGGCATCAAAAAACCAAATATACTAATAATAATAGACATACTAGTAATTATTGCAGAAAGCATATCTGCAAAGTTATCGTCTTCACAGATTAGCACCATGCTAAAATCAGATAAATGGTTTAATATCATTAAGATTATCACTACGAAAAAAGGTATAAGCCACGTATATAGCTTATTCCATAATTCTACCTTCGTACTCGAATGTTTCTCTTTCAAACATTATCACCTCACTATAATACCCGCAATTCTCGCTCTCGTTGCGCTTGAATATTTATCAGCCATACGTGAAGATAATGAATCAAATGATAATTCTCCTCGCGGTGGCACCACATAATTAATTTTATCGCTTAATATATTTTGTAATAAATTAAACACTTCTGATGTCTGATCGTCCCCCAGTGTTACAAATGCAGATGATACTACTCCTCGATTATTTTCACTTCTAATTTCGCGAATTATACCTTGAACTGTTTCTGCTTCTAATTCGTCCGTACGCACATAACTTCGTCCCAAACCTAATTCTAAATGCGCTGTTCTACATTCTGTCTGATTGCATGCATTAATTATTTGTTCAAATGCTCTGCTATCTCTCGAAACTAATCCTCTTGTATTAGCAAAACGTACATCCAACTTAAGAATCCTTTTATCATCCAGACTCACTCTGTCATAGTCGAATTCTATAGGACGAAAATAACATATATCACCTTCTTCTATGAAACTATTTATATAATTTTGGAGCGCATATATTCCGTAACTTCCGCGATTGCACTGAACCATAACCACATGATATCTTGGATCATAAAGAACAACTGT